ACGCCGAACAAGTGACGATGACTGCCTGCCGTGAGACGGCGTAGATACGATTTTGCCTTCTCGTTTCGATCCCAATAGCTGGTAAGCAGAAGGTCAATCATCTCTTCCCGAGCGAGGTCATTGACGGATGGGTTGAAGGCTTTGCCGACGCGATATTCGCCCTTGGTCTGCATTATCAGTTCTCCACTTTCTCTGGGGTTTTCCGTTCCGGCGGCGGGGTATTATCCGCATCCGTTTTCTTCTGAGCGGCGTCGGCAATCAGATCGACGCCCTTCATTCTGATGTCCTGCTGGCGATCCGCCTCGGCATCGGCGCTGCGCATTTCCGCGATTTTCAGGTCAACCTCGGCCCTGATCTTGGCAACAGTGATCGAGGTCTCTTCCTGTTTTTCGGGCTGCTGCGGTGCTTCGTCGGGCAGTTGCGCGATCAGCGATTCCAGCGTCCGTGACTTCGGGAAGCCCCGGATACCGAACAGGAGTAGTTCCTTGGCCGTCTTCATCGGGAAAGCGCCGGACATCGCCATCGGCATGATGGTCTGCACGAACGACGCCATCGCCTGAATGAACTCGACACGGGCTTGCTTGTCGGCCTGCTCATCGGCAAGCACCGTGCTTTGCGTCTCGATGCTGATGGTGATCTTGCGCTTCAGGTCATCCCTGAGCCGCTGGTGAACCAGTTCCCATGACGTGCCGGGGATATGTACCTCCGGCGGTGGAACTGGCGCGGGTCCGGGGTCAACATCGGGCATCTGTGACCCGGCGGCGTGGAGTTCCGCCATCTGCTGAAATGTCATCTTCGCCTGTTCTTGCTGTGCAATCGCGGCCTGCCGTTCCGCCTCGTATAGTGGCAGGTCCAGCCCGCAGATGTCGGCCAGCGTTTCGGTGCTGAAATGCTCGACAGCGATCTCGACCATGATCCTGAGGCTGTCGCGGGCGTAGATTGCCATCGCCCGCTGCTGATCGGCGAGCCGCATCCCGGCGTATTTGCCTTTCAGGTTCTGGGCCGCCGCTGTTTCGCGTGGATCGCCCTGCGCCCGCATGATGTCGCTGATGCCGGACGCCTCGAACATGGCCATCTTGGCTTGGTCGCGCATGGTAATCAGGGCTGTTGCCGCCTGTATGATCTGTTGTAGTGGCAGCCACTGAATCATGCCCTGCCCGGACAGGCCACCTTTCTCCATGACCCCTAGCCAGCTTGATACAGCGACCATCACGTTGTCGCCTTGCAGGATTTTTTTGACTTCCTCGGCCACATCGCCGGGGATCAGCCCGGACACGCTGATGATTTTCAGAAGCTGCTTCAGCTTTTTGGTGGCGATGTCGATCTCTTCGGCGCGGCCCTCGTAATACCTGATGTCGGGGCGAGGGTTCATCGACCCGCTTTTGGTTGTTGCCATCAGAGGCCGGGGCATCGGGTAAAACTCTTCCAGCCCCAGAATATCAGTTTCTTCGTCCAGTATACGATCAGGGCAGGACGGCGACCACCACAGGATTTCCCGGTCGTCGCGGTTCCAGACCTCCCAGACGGCTGCGACATCAAAGACGTTGCCAGTCGGAGTCCCGGTTTCATCTATCGGGGCAACTGTGGTCTGGTCCCTGCGGTCGGCCTGATCCGGGAACTGGCGCATTCCGGCCAGCCCCTTTTCCGAGAAGTTGAACGTCTCACAGGTCGCCGCGCCAAAGCGCCGCTCGACCTGTGAGCGCGTCATCGGGACTTCAAACGCGATCCACGGGGCCTCATCCCAGTCGTGGCCGGGGGCGATCACCAGGCGGGACCACGGGACATGCTTGATCCTGACGCGCTCCGATGCCTTGACCTCACGTGTCGCGGGATGGCCCGTGGCGTCCAAAACCGGGATGCCTTCGGGGCTGAGAACTGGCTCTGACTTGAATGTGGCGCTGTACATCGCCCGCGCGGCACCACGGCCCACAATGAGTCTGTCATCCCTGACGCATTCCATCGCGTAATCAAACCGCTCGGTGTCGAGGATATAGTCGGCGATGCGCTGGCCAACCTCGGCCGCCATCAGCGCGGTTTCGTCGGTCGCTGATTTTCCGTCCCCACGGAAGCGCCGCCGAACAATGGGCTGTGGTGTCTCGCTGAACAGCAGCGGCTTCAACACTTCGATGTTGGAATGGATCAGCGCGACCTTATCCCCGATCTTGACCAGCGCGTTGCTGTCGGTTGCGCCCTGCGGCGTCGTTTCGTCGTCGCCGAAACTTACTCGCTCGCAGGCCAGCGCTTCCTCACGCCAGCGCTTTTCACTGATTAGACCGGCCCTGATATTGTCGGACCAGAACTTCGCCCGCTCCCTGTCGCCGCGCTGTTCGGCTTCGGCATCCGATTCCGGCTCGCGGTTGTAGCTGGGTTCAGCGAGAAACCGGCCCTCGTCATAGGGCACGGTGGCATCATCGCCCCCCGTGATGCTGCCTGCGACGACGATCTGATCCGTGGGGCCGGTCCTGCGCTTCATTCGTTCATCCGCTTCCGCTGTGCTTCGTGGCGGGACCATAGATCATCAAGGCTGTCTCCCTGCGGCGAACGTTGGTTGCGCGGGTTCTGGCCGCCGATGATGCGGTCGAGCAGGCGGCCGAACAGCGTCATGGCGTCAACGCAGTCGTCGTGACGCCCGGTCGGGAAGGTCAGCAACTCTGCTTCCAGCGCATCAAGAACTGGCAGGAATTCCGGGTCGCAGGTCGCCCGCTCCGGCAGGAACAGCTTGCCCATTGCCGCCATGCCCAACAGGGATTGCGCCCGCGCCTCCTTGCTGGTTGTCGAACTGATCTGGACCCGATCCACGAAAGCGCGCTCCTGCACCATCATGCGCTTCAAAAATGGCCCCACGGACTTGATGATCTGGCCTTGCTCTTCGGCCCAACGCAACGGCTTGTGCTTTTTCACCAGCCTGACGAACTGTGCGGCCCAGACATCGGGGGTTGTCCTGCCGCGCCAGCCATCGAGCAGATAGATGTTGAAATCGGTGTCGACCCCGAAAATCAGGTGAACGGTGTAATCAGGGTCCGTCGCCCCGGCTTCTTCGGTCACGGCATAGTCGGAGGCACCATAGATGGTCAGGGTAGTCGGATTGACTGCCCCCTTGCGATACCTGGTGATGTGGTCTTTCGTGAACAGCAACCCCTCTTCCGGGCTGGGGCGCTGTTGATACAGGGCAGACCAGACCCAGCCGCCGCGCTTCTGAACGCCGCCCAGCGCCTTTTCCCCGAACCGCTCCGGCCACAACCATTCACCGGGCTTCCTGTCCAGAGCATCGCCGCCCTTGCCTGTCTCCGGGTCAGCCTCATGCTCGGCCAGTGCGGGCAACGACAGGACAAACCACGGCTCCCCGTTTTCCCGGTCCTTATACCAGCCGGTGCGCCCATCGAAATCCTCGGGCAGAATCCGCCCCGCCGGATCATCCATGTGCCAGCGTGTGTTGTGGCTCACCAAGCCGTTCGCGATGAAATTCTCGGTTTCGGCAACTTGGATGTCGAACACATCCTCGACGCCACTCTGGATTATTTCAACGATCTGATCATTCGCGATCACGTAGGTAGGCAGCGGCGGAGAGAAGAGTTTCGGCATTTCGCGCGTAACCGATGGCGAGGTTACACTCGTCGCACAGTAGGCCTCTGATCTTGCCGGTGTGGTGGCAATGGTCGATGCAGAGCCGGTCTCGGCGATGCGACTTTGACCCTTCGTGCGATGTTCGCTTGCAGATCGCGCAGACTCCGCCTTGTTCGATAAGCATCCGGTCGTAGTCTTCGACCTCAATGCCGTATCGGTGTCTGATTTGCCGCTTGCGATTGTTCTCCCGTGATCGACATGGGGCTTTGTGCCCTTCGGCACGGCGGGCCATCTCGTAATGGTTTGCGCAGTATCCACGGCAGCGGGCTGGTTTTCCGCATCCATCCGTGGAGCATTCGACGCCGCGCCATTTACCCCAATGACCGACCGGATTTGGTCGCCCCTTCTGAGCATATCCGTTCGACGCCATTCTTCAACTCCATCAATTTTCACTAGGAAAGGATGCCGTGCATTTGCCTTCACGGTTCTGCCAGAAAGCATCTTTATTTCATAGACTTGATCTGGGCCATGATTGGCTGAGTTCAGTATCTTGGACGCCCCGATGCCACCATTTTCATAGGTTGCAACGCGGTCGCCAACCCTGACATCGCGCAGCGGCTTCTCTGTTCCATCGGCCATTAAAACGCCGGTATCACCAGCCATACAAAATACCATTAATTGCTTCCGCCTGCCTTGGAGGCGCGACACAAGGTCGGTCTTGTATGTCTCCCAGACCTCATCCCGCATATGGGCCGACATCGCGATCTTCCGGCCCTTGACCAGATCGTCCATGAACAGCCATTCCGCCGGGTTGCCGTGCTGGTTGCCGCCGATTACCCCGAATGCGTTGTATTCGCCGCCCTGCGGTGTCGCCCACTGATCGCGGGCCTGACTGTCGTCGGCCAGTTGCACATCATCAAACGGCCATGCGCCGTTGCGGGTCATGTTGCGGACGGATCGTCCGACCTTGCCTGCGTAGCGCCCGGTGTGAACCACTGACATGATTTTGGTATCCGGGTGCCGCCCCATGATCCATGCCGGAAGCAACGTGGTGCCGAGCAGGGTTTTCGCGTGCCGTGGCGGCGCGAACAGCATGGCGCGGTCTATCTTGTCCTCCTCCATCGCTTGCAGCATTCGGGCGATGACATGGACGTGGCGCGGCGGCAGAAACCCGGTCATCCGCATGTAGAACCTGAGAAAGTTCTCACGCGCCGCGGCTTTATCCTCGGCGTCGAGCAGGGCCAGGTATTCCTGTTCTTCCAGCGGCGTCATCAGTTGGCCAGCACCGCGATCAGCTTCTTGACGCGCTCCAATTCGGTCACGGTGCCTGCATAGTGCTGGGCGTAGCGACCGTCCTTGCGATCCCGTAGATTGCGGTACAGATCGAGCCTGCCAACGATGCGGTCGGCCGGGAACACTTCCGCCCACCGCGAGCCTGAACTCGTGATGGTCACGATTCTGCCGTCGTCGCTGAGGCGGGCGGTGATTTTTATGTCAACCATCTGTTCCCCTTTCCGCCCGCGCCGCAGCCCTGCGCTGTTCCAGTTCCACGATTCTGCGGTCGCGCTCCTCCGCCGTCATCAGCGTGCCTCCGACATCGGTGATACCTGCGGCCTGCCCCGCCTCGGCGGCCCGGATCAGGTCGAATGCCTCGGCGGTGTTGGTCGGGGCCTTGCCCCATGTCGAGGGGAAGCGTTTCCGCGCTATTTCGAGCAGGGCTGCGCGGGTCGGGTTCATCGGGTCAACCGCCGCCTTCCTGATCTGGCGCGACCAATACGCCCCGACGATGATCCACGCGATGCGCCACGCCTCGTCAAATTCCTCATGCCATCTGCACCAGTTGTAGGCTGTCGCCATCGTGATCCCGATTTCGGCGCACCACTCCTCGGGCAACTTGCCCTCCTGCGCCATATCCCGGACCCGCCAGCAGAATTCTGGATCGTATTTCGTGCCGCGACCCGGCTCATCGGATTTCTGACCGATGATCCGCATGATGTTGCTGCGCTGCTGTTGCTGTCCGTCGGGGTTAGGCATCGTCTCTGGTCCTATTGGTGTATTTGCCGGGGCAGTGATACCGATCCGCTTCCTTGCGCTACAGGCTACCGACCGGCTCATTCCGGCTTTCGCCCGCCACGCTGTGCGCTTCCGGCCCTACGGGGCGTTACTAGCAGTCCCCCCACTCCCCGGCTGCGCGCTGTTTTGGCCCACCTGCGCGCTGGGGCGTCTCGGGTCAGGTCATCATTGCGAGTCCCAGATTGCTGACGTGGACACCGCGCGATGGATGGTCATCGAGCAGGCCGACTTTGAGCATGTCACTCATGAGACGGATCGCGCGGGTCTCGTTGGGCACACCATCGTCGCGGATCGCCCGGATCGCAGACAGGTGCAGCGGGCGGTTCAGTACCGCTTGCAGCGCCCGCCACTGTTCGGCGGTGACATCGCCGTTGAGCAGGTGACGGGGCGCGTATCCCTCTGTGGTTCGCATCGCGTAGTAGGTGTAGATCGAGGTCTCCCCGCTGGCGTCCTGATACTGGGCGGCGTTGACCCAGCGCGTCGTCGTCAGGATAGCAACCGTTGCCGCGAGCCGGTCCAGATCGGGATTTCCGCGCCTGTCGATTGCCAGCCTGCCGACGTGGTAGACGCACCACTCTCCGGCGCTGGCCCGTTTGGCCCAGCGGCTGAATGCGCCCAGAGTTTGCGCGGTATGGCGGAGTTGGACGGTCAATCTGCCAGCACCCGATTGTTATCTGCGACGGACGGCCCCAAATCGTCGGTCATCGCACCCGCCCTGTCTGCTGCGCGCTGCCTGCTCTCCCTGATGGCCGCGTTGTTGTGGCGGGCCTCCTCAAGCGCGGCGCGCTCGGCATCCGTCATTTCACGGGGTGGCTTCGGGGTGTCAGCCTCCTCCGCCATCGCCTGGGCCTGTCCGATGGATTGCGCGGCTGGGAACCGTTTCAGGGCACCGATGCGCTGCGGGTCAAGCCCCGCCTCAGCCAGTATCCGGGCCGCAGCCTCAGCACTGCACCGATTGGCCAGACGCTCCGCTGCCTCGGCTGCCAGCCTGTCCGCGTGCTTCTGCCGTCTGGCCAGTTCATCCGTGACCGGCTGGACCTCGCGCCCCGCCAAAATTGCGATCTCGGCTGGTGATGGCCAACGGGTGCCAGTGCCAAGCCAGCGATCAAATGCACGGATCACGGCCCATGTCGGATATGTCGCCAGTGCGGTCTGAAATTGCTGGATCGCAGCAGCCACAGCCTGCGGTGTGACGGGTTCCTGATACCAGCCCCTGACCTCGAAAAAGCTGGTGACGCGGCGGGTGATTTCGCCGGTCGACGCGCTGTCAGAACGGATCGCGGCTTGCAGGTCGGATGTCGATTTCTCCGCGATCCTGCCTGTCGGCGAGGGCATAACCTGCTGCGATTGCGGCGGTGCGCTCTGCGGCGCGGATAGCTGCTGGGCTGTGCTGGCGTGGTGCATCGGGATAGCCTCCTGTTGCGGGTTGTAGGACGGGGCGGCGCTTGGCGGCGGCGAAACGCGCCATCGGGCCGGTGAAATACGAAAAAGTCACTGGCGGACCATCCCGCTTTGCGGCGACGGTCTCGGTGATGACCGCCAGGATTTCGGGCATCGAGAGACCCAGATCGGTCATCCAGCGCTGCCACTCGATTTTGTCGGCCGCGTTTCCGGCGAGTCTGCCGTTTGCGGTCATGCCGCTGGGATCATGGCCCATGGCGACGAGCAGCCGTTCCCGGTCAGTCGGGTCATCCGGCGGCGTCGGTTCGGGTGTCGGATTTCCGATTTTGGGATCAGGCGGATCGGGGTCGCGCGCACACGCGCTACCACCACCACCATTCTTCTCTTGGGAATGGGGTAATGGGTAAGGGGGTTTAAGGGGCGGGTTAAGGGGGTGGTTAACCGGATCAATTTTTTCCTTTTGATTTCCGATACTTGCATTGAGGGCTGGATTTCCACCTTTTGACCCGTTTTTTTTCGCCTTTGCGCTGATTGTGGCGTCACGCACCATTCGGCGGCTGAACATCCTGCCTTTGCGGTCGCGGGAAAACACGCCGTTACGTTCCAATTCCTGGATAAGGGATTGCGCCTCGCCTTCCGTCACGCCAGCCAGTCGGGCCGCGCCGGTTGCTTCGAGGGGAAACCCGTTAACGAGGATATAGCCGTAAGGGTCGGCTTTCGCCGCGACACAAAGGAGGCGCATCCATAGACCTTGCGCCGCCAGCGACGAGACGCGCAGGCCCTCGTCGTTTTCGTAATCCTTCCAGTAGAAGATTGATGAAGGGTTGTCTTTCCGGTGGGGCCTCACGTTGTGATCCCCCTACGCTTCCCAATAATGTTCCACGGCGGATTGTGCTGGGCGATATATACTGCCTCCACCTTGCGCAGATCGTCACGGCTGACAGGACGGAACCACTTCTGAGTCCAGCGCCCAGCCTGATCGAGTTGCGGCAGAATTTCGTGACCGCTCCACCTGCGGATCGTGTCGATGGTCATCCCGACATAGGCCACTCTGGCGCGCTTAAACATGTCATCCTTGAACAGGACGAACAGATAGACTGACGGTTCAGATTTCGGAGACTCATAGTGATTCCCGTAGGTATCGGGGGTCCTCCACCCATCAGCTATCAGCGCCGCTTGAAGTTCTCTGGCGCACCCAAATCCATCAATTTGCGCGGACTTAGCCATTTCGTCCTCCTGCTTCGAGGGCCTTGACCACCCGTTCCAGCGCCTCGACGCGATCCAGCAGGGCGAGGATTGCAGCTTCGGCGGGGGTCATATCTGCACCGCCTCTCTGATGGCGCGGATCACGTCGCCCATGTGGTGCGGGACGGCTTGCCTGCGGGTGGCGCGGATTGCGGCGAGAACCGCGGGAAGGGGCAGCCCGGTTGCGTTGATCGCGGTCGCCAGAGGCTCGGCATAGCTGGCCCGGTGCCACGCCAGCGGCTCGGCTGGGTCGATCTGGACGCCAAGGGCGTGAATCACCCGGCCCACATCATTTTGCGGGTATCCGGGCGGTGGGAGAGGCAGGACAGCGCCAGCCACCGCCGCCTCCTGTTGCGGGGCGATCTGATGCGCCTCCGCCTCGGGGCCTTCGCCTGCCGGAACCGTTTTGGCTTCCGGCGCACCGATCACTGCCCTGTCAGGCTCAGATATTTCGGGGCTGGCGGGCTGGCCCGCAGGTATCATGATTAGAGCCTCAATGCCACAGCTTGGGTCGCAAATCGCATATCTAGCCGCCCGCGTTCCCGTCGCAGGCTCCACAATTCGCAACTCTCTGGCGACAACCAGCGATTCAACCGCCCGCGCCACCGTGCTTGTGTCCGCATTTATCATGGTCGCAATCTCGGATTGTGGAACCGTGACCTCGCCAGACCTGTCGGACAGATCGGCTATGGCCAGCATGACCAGCCGTGCCGTTCCGCTTGATCTGCTGTGCTGCCAGACGGCGGCCATGTGGATGAGGGTCATTCTGCGGCCCTCACCATGTCGGGGACCAAGCCGTCCACCAGTTCAATTCTCTCTCCGAGCCACCCCAGAACGTTTGCCGACATGCCGTTGCCCTGCGCCTTGTAGCGCGGCCCATCCGGGCATTGCTCTGCGGGCTTTCCACGCCACGGGATACGGGTGTAATCGTCGGCGCTGCCTTGGAGACGGTCGCATTCCCGCGGTGTAAGGCGGCGTACAGCCCAGCGTTCGACTGCGTGCGAATCGGACGCCTTAGTCATTGTCGGGCTGACATCGGTCACGGTGCTGCGATTCGCCGCACTGGTTATTTGAGCCAGATCGAATGCCACCGCCTGAACCTTGTTGCGGGCTTCCAGCGTGTATGCGGCACCGTCTTCGTTGAATCCGGCACCTTGTGGACCAGCATCAACGTTTTCGCTGACGGCACGCTCCTGAATGGCGATGGCCTGAGCTTGTGGTGATGACGCCGAAAGCGGGCCGGTTCGGTCAAATGTAACCTCTGGGTCTTCGCGGCTATTGAAGCAAATCGGCACAATGGGTGTGCCACGACCCGTGCCGTCCTCTGATGCGTCAAAGCCCTCACCGCGCAGGGCATGGGCGACGGCGATCAGCGTCTCCGTCTCCGCGTCCAGGCTGTTCTGCGCGCTGGCGGTCAGGCAATAGCCCACATCACCACTATTCGCCACCAAGCCGCCATCTAGATCGAAGTCGGCTCCAAGCCCGCCACCGCCCGTAGGGCGTGCGCCAATTGCGGGGGCAGTTCCTTTCCCCGTTTCTCGGCGCGGCGGAGGATTCCAGCGCAGGCTTTCGGCGTCAAATAATACCGCTGCGGCACATCGCCAGTCTCCAATATATCCGACAACGAACACACGCCGCCGTCGCTGCGGGATAGCGCGGGGGAAATCACATGTTCTGGCATACTGAGTGTCAAGAACGCGGTAGGCGATGCCGTAGGCTTGGCTGATGCCGGGGATGATCCCAGCATTCGGCCAGCCGTTTTCTGGCACATCGATGACCGTGCCGCTGAGGTCTCCCAGAAATCGCGCAAAGTCGCGTCCGTCATTGCTGGACAGAACGCCGAGGACATTTTCCCAAACGATCCAGCGCGGCCGAAATCTTGCAGCAATCTCAATATATGTGAGAGTGAGTTGACCTCGATCGCCAGCCATGCCGAGGCGCTTTCCTGCGATACTGTAGTCCTGACAGGGGGTTCCGCCAACAAGAAGGTCGATTGCATAGTCCGGCCACTCCTCGAATTTGGTCATGTCGCCAAGGTTCGGGGTGCCGTTCCGAGACAGTGATCCACCCGGCATATTGCTGCCGTAGTGGTGCGCAAGCACAGCGGACGGGAATTTATCAATCTCGGAATAGAACGCCGCGCGCCACCCCAGCGGGTGCCATGCTTGCGATGCGGCTTCGATACCGGAACAGACTGAGCCGAAGATCATCCCTGCCCCCTGTCGCTGATCCTCATGCCCTGCAAGGCACGCCATATGGCTGTTTCCGAGACACCGAGTTTCGCGCCGATTGCGGCGCATGAGAGTCCTTCCGCCCGCAGTGCCTCCGCCTCGGACAGACTGAATGTCGGACGATTGCCCTTTCCGATCATCGGCAGGCCCAGTTTGATCCGCCAGCGCCAGCAGGACGAGCAGGTCATTGCCGGATGCTGTGGTGTGATCCCAGATCAGGCGGGTGCGGCTGTGGCTCATAGTAATGCCCCTTGTGTACCGCCGACCTTTTCAAGAACGGGTGGCCCCCATTTTGGCCAATCCGCCTCGATCTGCGCCCATGTGACCGGGTGCGTGGTCCTGAAATTCGGCCCCGGAAAGTGTGGCCCCGGCGACCAGTGCCCGCGCTGCGCCTTTTGCAGCCAGCGACCATTACACCAGCGCGTCGGATTGATCTTTAGGGCGGTAAAATGGGCGCGCGTGACGGTTCCGGTGCAACCGATCAGGATGCACAGCCTGATCGCCTGGATTGTCCATACCGAGAGTTTCAGCGGGGCCGGAACCCCTGCTGTTACCTGAGGTACGTATTCCGGGAGACGCAACCGCTCAGCCGGGGCCTCATCGGTCCATTCAGCCCCATAAATCCATTCGGCACTGTCCGTCCTGTATTGATCTAAGCATGGCGTCCAGTCGTCGCCACGGACCAGATATGGGGTCCGTTTTTGGCCACGCGGCACATAGGATTGCGGGTGGCGCGGCTCGACCTCAAGGACCCTGATACCTAGATGCTGAGCAAGAGTCGCGTTTTCGGCGACCACACGCCCGACAAGGACGGCCCTGAAATCGGGGCCTCGGGTATCATATCTGGACCCCCTGCCGTCCAAAACCTGCGCCAAAACTTTGGCGTTTAGAACCAGTTTGGCTTCGATCCCTATCTGTATCCCGGTCCCCTTGTGGACCAGAACGATGTCGAAATTGCAGGTCTCCGGGTATGCGGTCCAATCATCGGGTACACATTCCAGAAATGCGGCGCAGAGATCGGCTTCTTTGATGAAGCCGCTCATATCAGCACCGCCTGACGAGCATCGTCGCGGTTTCCTGCGCGTGCCAGCGGCACAGCCGGTTGATCCAGTTCGACCAACCCAGACGCCAGACGGGCGCGGATAAGTCCGCAATACTCCGGGTTGATCTCGACCAGCGTGCAGTCCACCCCGAACTTGTCAGCCACCAGCCCGGTCGTGCCCGCCCCGCCAAACGGGTCCAGAACAGCATCAGCGGGGCGCAGCGATGCCCGCAGGCAGCGCGCCACCAGTTCCGGCGGGAATGTGGCGAAATGGCTTTCGCGGAACGGGCGCGTGGCGATTTCCCAGACCTGCACCGGGGCCGGTTCATAGTTGCGCAGGTTGCGACCGTTCTGCTGCTGTTCGTCGCGGTCCATCTGATCCCATCGATCATTGAATCCTGCATGGCGGCGGGAGTGTCCACGTTGTTTGTCGGATTTTGCGCCCTTTTCCCTACCTTGCCGGTGGCGTGACCCATGCGCGCCGGGGCCGGTATCCCATCCGTCAGGCATCTTGCCATCCGCGTCGGTTTTACGCCCTTGACGCACCTCATCAGCGTCGTAAAAATACCGCGCCGCCTTCGTGAACATGAAAACCTTCTCATGCGCAGTCGCGGGCCGGTCGATCACAGATTCCGGCATCGGGTTCGGCTTGGCCCAGATGATTTCCGAGCGCACCCACCAGCCCCAGTCCTGCATGGCGATGGCAAAGCGGTTCGGCACCATGCACAGGTCTTTCGGCTTCATCACGCCCTGAACGGTCGAAAACGGCTTGTCGCGGAACGTGCGGTCATCGCCGCCCGCCTGTTTGGTATCCGCCGCGCTGCGCCCGTTCGGCGTGGTGGCGTAACAGTCGCCATAGTTCGCCCAACACACGCCATCGGGTTTCAGCACGCGGTGAACCTCGGCGAATACCTCCACCATCCGGTCCAGATGCTCGCCCAGCGTCGGTTCTAAACCCAGCTGGCCCGCAACCCCGTAATCTCGCAGGCCCCAATAGGGCGGGCTGGTGACGACGACGCCAAAATGGTCTGACGGCAACTGCCGCAGCGCGGCCATGACATCGCTGTTGATGACGGTGACGGTCATCCCGCACCCCCAACCATCGCCGGGGAGACGCGCAGGGCATCGCCAGCCGCCCCGTCCGAAACACGTTGCCCAGCAAGAGCCTTGCGCACCGAGTTTTCCGACACGCCTAGATGTCGGGCGGTGTCGATGTACGACAGACCCTGATTGCGTAGCGCTTTGGCTTCTTCCAGTGAGAATGTCGGACGATTGCCCTTTCCGATTATCGGCAGGCCCAGTTTGATCCGCCAGCGCCCGATCTGGGCCTCGGTCATGCCGGTCGTGTCACGTATTTCCGCCCTACTGTGCTTGCCCCACATTTCCGCGAAACGGATGACCTGCGGGCTATCCGCGGTCAGGGCCTTACTGGACCGTTTCCTGTCGGCGATCCCGCTGGCAACAGTCACGGACTCGCGGGGCGTCCGGCGTGGTGTACTGCGGATCAGGTGTATGCCG